CGTTCAGCAAAAATAGGGCTGAAACAAATGCGATATCGAAAAAGAAGTCGCCTACAGCGATAATCCAATCTCCGGGTGTTTTTAGCTTTCTTCTCATCGTGCCCTCTCTATCGCAACGCGCGCCGGAACGTGTTCGGAAACATACGTTCCAATTTCAAGCACAGCCCATAGGAACCAAAACCCTACAACGAACATGAAAGCCCAGAAGGCCAGTTCACGTTTCCAGGTCATGCCTTGTCCTTTTCTAGCTTCTGCAGGCGCCGGTCGATGGATTCGAGCAGGTCATAGATGTCTGGAAGTTCTTCGCCTTCCTCACGCTCGCGCGGTCTGGTTCGGCAATAACAGGGTCCATCCGGATCGTGGACTGTGCCCCAGCATTGCGGAACATGATAACGAACGCCGTCGCCGTCATCGTACCAAGCGCAGTATGGCTTGGTCTTCGTTTCCCGTGCCGCCGTCATGCTGATCGCCTATGAACTTCCGCCTGCACAATCTGAAACCCCGCCTCGCGGGCAACTTCCATTTCCTCGGCATCATCAGTTCGAGGCGTTGCCCTTCCCGCTCTGATTTCATCAAGCCTCATCGATCTGATTGCGAGTTTCCAACACCCATAAGCGTTGGCTTCTGCGTTGTAGCCGTCGTCGTTTGTGATCATCGCATCCCCCACACAAGCCAAAGGATCGCGGCGAAACCGACCAGGGCTAAAGCGTGTACAACGTGCTTTTTCCATCGTGAGAAAATCACGCTGTAGGGACTCCGACGATATGTCTGGACTAATCGCATTGATCTAAACCCCCGAAAATTTGTCCATCAACGCAAGCAACTTTTTCTGTTCTAGTGCTTCTGCCTCTGCTTCTGAGAGCACCTTGATTTCTTCTGTCTCGATGATCTCCCGCATCATGGATTGAATTTCTTCCTCAGTGACCTTCCACCACCGCTCCGAGATCTTCCGCCATTCCTCGATCAATCGGATCTGGATCGCAGCCTTAATCCGCCGAGCTGTCCCCTCTCCTGAAACGCAGATGGCGACATGCTCCTTGATCTTCCGGCTACGGTAGAGTTGGAACTTTTTGCGATAGTCCGCATAGGCATTGCGCTTGGTGAAGCCGATCCGAACCTCGTCGGATAGAGGTCCGTTTGCGTCTCCGATGATGTAGAAAATCTGGAAATCCAGCTCGGCCTCGATTTGCAATCGCGCCAGCCGTTCGACGCCATCGCGTTCCTTTCTGCGAGAGATGAAATCGACCGTCTGCATTTTGGAAGCGAGGCTCTGGCTCAAACGGCTTCCCTTTCCCGGCTGAGTTTTTGGATGCGAGACAAGTCGGCGTAGCGCGCTGTCTTGTTTGCGATCAGGAACAGCTTGCGCGCGATCACATTCAATTCGCGTTCGATCTCCCGATCCTGTTTCTTGAGCCGCATCCCGATCAAGCGCGATGAAAATCCGATCGCGTACAGCGTCAGGATGATCTGGTCATCGACTTGCGGCGTTCGCCGTTTGCCAATGCGCATGTCTTCGCAACGCTTTTCAAATTGCGATATGTTCTCCGGCAACAGCGCGAGCTTGGCGAACCATTCAAGCGCCACCGGGCAATCGCTTATCTGCTCTTTCGTTGGATGCTTGCGGATCGGCGGTTCAGGCATGTTGGAAACCGGCTCGCCATCCAAGTTGATGTCGTCAAAATCCTTGGCGCGAAGTTTCTTGATCGCCTTCTCGATCTTTTTGTTCTCGACCTTGGCCCCCGGTGTCATTGCAAGCCGGATTGCCTCAGCATGAAAATCTAGCTCACGCGGCCACGTCGATTTCGCACCGAGAAAGATTCCGAGCGGCAGAGCCCGAAGCGTTTTGATTGCGGTCAAGGTCCGTTCGAAGACTTCCGCTTCCGAGATGTAGGGTGCTCTAGGTGGAAGGGTTGGGGCGTAGGTGCGGAGTTTCATGCCGCTGTTTCCTTTTCAGGAACGCGAGACAACCGTTGAGCCAGAAACGCGAGCGCGCTAGGAGCCGCAGATTTCGCCGCTGGCTGGCGTTCTGGAGTTTTGGCTATCTTGGCAGGAACCCAGACCACCGAGGCGTCTCCTGGCCCGTCTCCGGGCTTCCACGCCATGATCAGTTCTTGGGCCGCGCTCAAGCATTCTCGAAAATGCTGATTTCTTGCGATCAGCCGTCGACCCTCGCGGATACCGTGGATGACCGATGTATGATCGCGGTAGCCAATGAGCGCGGCAATCTGCGGGTAGCTGGTTTCTGGCCGGAACTCCCTGATCAGAAGGCATATCGCAAATCGCACGCGGCATAGCCGATCACAGCGGCCAGCCTTTACGTCGATTTCCTTAGCTGTAATCCCGAAGGCTTGAGCGGTTAAGAGCGCGATGGCGCGGCGTGGGATTTTCATTGTGTCCTCAATTTTTCACGACTGAGAAACCCGCGCGCTCCGGCGCGAATTTCATCTTCACGGTGCCGGGCTTCCCCATCACCTTCCAACGCTTCGACTTGCAGATTTTCACGAATGTCACGGCGTCATCGTCAGGATCGCGATGAATGACGATGCCGTGATCGGCCTTGTTGTTCCATGCGTTCGATCCGGACACGTCGTAGAGGTCTAGTTCCTCGATCGTCTTGCCTTTGACGCCTTTCGATGGATGCGTCACGATGATGATCGCGATCTGGAAACGCCGCGCCATGCGCTTCAACTGCTTGAGCGCATCGTTGGTATATTTCGTCTCGTTCTCATTGACCTTCCAGAGGTGTTCGACCTCGTTCCACGGATCGATAAGCACCCATTTGCAGCCGTGACGAAGGGCGGCTTCCTCAATGGCGTTCTTCAGCCAATCGAGATCAAAGGTAACTTCGTCGTCGGCATCTTCATTCGGTGAGATCGAATAGAACATCTTTTCGGCCCACTGCTGCGGGCTCAACGGATGGATGTTTGCGCGCTCGTCTTTCGCCCATGCTTCGGCGTAGGCCATCACGTCCGTCTGATTCCGGTCGGGGTCGTCTTCGAACTGAAGCACGGCACCCTTGAGCCGGTGCAGCCGAGCGAGATTCATCAGCCACGCGAGAACCCATTGCGACTTTCCCGCGTTCGGCGTGCCGGTGACGACGACGAGCTCTGGGGGCACGAGAATAAGATGGTCATTCAAGGCTTCCCAACCGCTGTCATACCGACGAAGTGCGCCACGGCTCGGAATGTCCATCAGCGGCACGAGCTTGCTCGGCACGAGCGGCTTAGCGTTGTCGATCATGTGCATCAGCACGTCCGGTCCATCCGGCCCGCACTTTTGCAAAACGTCATTCGCGTCTTTGCAGCCGGTTGGATATTCGACGACGTAGCAGCGGTTCCGACCGAGCCTGATAGCGAGCTCGTCACGAAGAACGCGACCGGCTGCATCGCCATCGACCGCCAGAATGATCCTGCTGAATTTCTTCAGCGTCGGCTTCAGGTCCGCGCCTTCCCAGAGATACGCAAACTGCTTGTCATTGGTCGGATCAATATCGCCTTCGCCGCCCTTCCCTGCTGAACCATTAGGGACGGACACGACGCGGGTCGCTCCCGCTGCCAACCAAGACGCGGCGTCGATCTCCCCTTCGCAAATGATCAGCGGAACGTCCGGCGAGCACGGCTCGTTCAGGCAATCCTCGTTGAACAAGAACAGATCGGCTCCCGCTGGCTCGATCCAGAATTTTTTGTCCATCGTGCGCATCTTGCGGAACATGCACACGTCGTTCCTGCGGAACTCGAAGGCCAGTTCCTTCCCCTTCGATACGAACCCGATCTCCGCTGCGAGTTCGCTCGGAATCTTGCGAACGTCTTCCAGCCATTCCGCGTGCTCGTGGCTGAGTTCTAGTCTTTGCAACATCGGTCTTTCCCTCGTCGTAAAATCTGGCATGTGTCCAGCCGCAGTGGATGCAATGGAAACGAACCCCTCGGTCGTCATCCCAAATTGCCAAGCAGCGGATTTTTTGGTGGGCGGATTTGCGTCGGTGCGAACACTGCGGGCACGGCGACAGCGACTTGTCCTGGCGCTTCACCACATCCGCCGATTTGATGCCTTCGTCGGCAATGATGTCGTCGTAGGTTTTCATTCGCGGGTCACCCCTTGGTTCGGAATGACCCAGCCTTGCGCCGCTATTCGCGCCTCATCTGCCTCACGTTCGGCCGCATCAATCTGTTTCGCGGGAACAGCGACATGCGCGCCATTGCCGTAGCCTCCAGAAATCAATCGATCGAACTTATCGGGAGTGCAGAGAAACTTCAGATCGGCGTAGAATTTTATATCGGTCATCCCTCGGCACATTCGGGACCGCTCGACCATCGACAAAGCCAAGCGCCAAACCTCCAGCATCTCGTTGATGCCCTTCGGAGCGTCGGCGTGCTGGTACATTCTCGCGGCCATCTTTTGGCCGAATGTCTCGAACGATGAATCTCTCGGGACGCGAAGCCCGATGCGCTTTGCGAACGATTTCCATTCGACAAATGCTTGCTGCGCCGCTTCGCGGTTTAAGGCTCTGCGACGGGCCTTTGCATCGTCCGCCTCATACTTGGCGAAGCCGCCATCCAACTCCCCCTGCAAGGGGGTAGGGGGGTCTTGTTCTTTTGTTCCCTTGTTCCCTTGTTTATCCTTAGTACTGTTGCCCTTTGCTTGCCCCTTGCTTGCCCCTTGCGTGTCCTTTGTTTGCCCTTGTTGATCCTGCACCAATTGATATTCTGAGTAATTACATACAGTTATGATTGCCGCTTGCTTGCCCTGATTTTGATCAACGCAACGCTCGATCATCCCATCCTCTTGCAGCTTGTCGAGCCACAAGCGAACCGTCTTCGGTGTCCAATTCCAACGAGATGCGAGCCACGAAATGGCGCCGACCATTTGCCCCGGCTGGAGAGCCATCTTGCGACCGCCGTTGCTGACGGTCCCGGCCTCGTACCGGCACTCCATGAGCAGATCGATGAACGCTTCCGAGCGTGAATGTGCGCCGCGCGTCCCGTCCATCGGAGCAACGGGCTGACCGAAACCGACAAGCCAATGCGTACGGATGGCGCGCGAAATCGCAATCCAGCCGTCGTTGCCTCGGATCATCGGCGGGCCGCCATTGTGTCCGATGTCAGCCATCACGCCTCCCAGCACTTCGAGAGGTCAACGAGACGCTGCGCCGTGCGAACGGAAATCAGATGCCAGCAACGGGCGAATACGATCGCGCTCTTGAGCAGCGACAACCCTGGAATGCGCGGCGACTTGCGCCACGGCCGAAAGCCGGTCCAGACACGATAGGATTCAAACTCCGCCGCGTTCGGATGGCCGCAGTCGTCCCCAGGATATTCACACCTTGTCCCCGGCGGACCATTGTGTGGAGGCGGCTTTTCGTGTAGAAGCATCATTGCATCTTCTTTCGATCGACCTGGCTGGTCTTTCATCAATCGCTCCCCGGACCTGGCAGTCCTTCGAGCACCAAAGTTTCAAGAGCCTTCGAACCCTGGCAGGTTCGGGGCTCTTTCCATTTCTACCCATCCCTCACGCGCGTACTGATGGCCTCCCACTTCGGACATCCGTAGTGGCTCGGTTCCTCGATCTTCATGGAATAGCTTCGGCTCGCCACGCGCTGGCATCTGAACCTCGCACTGAGGTAGACGCAGGAGGCGCAAGTCATCGTGAATTGAGGGGCAGGACGGTCATTGACTACGGATTGCATGGTGCCCTCCGTGCGATCAGGTTGCGCCGCGCTAGGCCCGTCAGAAGCCGGGCTATGAGGGGGTTTTCGAGGCCCGATTTGCCGCGTGTTTGCGGGCTTTTCGGCCGTGAAACATCTTCTGTGATGATCTTCATTGCGCCCTCACTTGCTCTTGCAGAGCGAGCGCATTGGCATAAATCCACACCGCAGTTCCGAAGGCTCCGACCCATCCTGCAGGGTCAAAATCGTAGCTCGCCCAGAGCGTCAGAACCGCCGTGGCAAGCATGATGAGGATGCGAAGGTAGGTCATGCTCGACCTCCCCGCTTGGCGTCCTTTAGGGCAACGCCGTGGAAGACTGCCCGCTTGAGCTGGTCCTCCGAGAACTTGTCGAAGTTGTCAGGCGTGACGATCTCGTCATCGATCGTTGTGTCGAACAGATAGCCAAGCGCCCCGTTGCTTCCGAGGCTGACCATTTCGCGCGTGAAATCGCGCACCGAAAGCGGCTTCATGCGGCGGCCCTCTTGCTATGTTTTTCAGGAATATCGAAAGCGACGATGCGACGATCTTTGCCGCCCGAGCGGTCGCGCTGGACCGTTTTCCGGCAACCGTGCCGCTCAAGCAGCATCGATAGGCGTTTGTCGGAAAGCTCCGGCCATTCGAACTTGGAAACGATACCGTCGTAGAACCGGCGAAGGTCGGTAAAGAGGATGGTCTCCGGCAGGTATTCGCGCGCGATCGCGTCGCCCATCAGATCGAGAAACTGCTCGACCGCGCTCTCGAAACTATCGGGCGCAGGTCGGGAAGCATCGGCCACGAACCACAATCGATGCCCGTCACTGGGCACCATTCGGACGGCAACGATGCCCGATATAGGTAGGGACTGGTCATCGGTGCCGGGCAGTGGTTGGGCATCGGTGTGGGCAGGGGTTGGTTGCCTGAAATTCGCCGTAAAATCAGGGGAATCTGTTGTGGCTGGGCAGTGGTTGGGAACCGATGCCCGGATCGGTGGGCATGGGTTGGGCATCGGTGCCCGGCCCCGCCATCCGACGAAGGGCACCACCGTTGCCAGCCATCCACCTACCAATGTCATCGTGTCCGCGTTCAGATAAAAAGGGCGGCGGGCACCGATGACAAAGCCCGCCTCCAAGTCTAGGGAGGAAACGCGCCCAAGGAGGGCTGCGAAAGGCAAGCGTGGGCTCGCATATCGCATGGAACCTCACGGCTCCGGACTGATTGGGCGAATTGTCCGGTGATCAACCCCGGCTCTGTCGCGTTGGCAGTTTGAGCTAGGCTCTGTTGTCCCCGCGATGGGACGCAGCCCCGGCCGCTCTGCACTCATCCCCCAATCAGTCCGCAAACGTGCGGCACGCAACAAAAACGCCTGTGAGGTTTTTGGCTCGATTACCTGCATAACCAAACCGGGGTGAGCCGGCGGTGTCCGACAGGCTTGACCCCTTCCGGGGCATCGAACTTTTTCCCGCCCCCTCACAACTCGGACGGCTTGAGCCGGACACCAGCGGAACCGGAACTAGGCCGCGACGCACTCAGGCGTTCCCCTCGCCTGCGGCCGTGAAAAAAAATGCGCGGGCTCCAGCGGCTTCTGATTTGCCTTCGCCCAATCCAAAAGCGCTTGCTGATGCTTTGTTGGCACCCGGCCACCCGTACCCCCGCGATCCTTCGATAGCAGCCAGCGATTCACGCGGCTGCGGTGGACGTTCGCCGCCTCAGAGGCGTTAGGAATTCCCCCTAAGATGCGAACGACGGTAGCGGCTGGTTCGAGGTAGTCTTCGCGCATGACCGGCATAATGTGCCGAAATCGCACATACTGTCAACAGCCAATTTGTGCGATGAGCTATTCGAGCACATCGCATTGTGCTTTCATCGCACTAGAGTTTTGTGCCGTTTCAGATACAGCCGAATCCATGAAGGATTTTTCCAAATGGCTTCGCGCTGCGATGAAGGTGAGTGGTCTCACGCAGGATCAACTTGCCGAGAGGATAGGGCTTGGGAGGACGGCGATTTCGAAGGCGCTGAACGGAAAACGCGAACTCAGCGCCCAAGAATTGCTTGCGATTGCAGACGCAACGGGGCATGGTCTTCCGTCAACTGAACAGCGGAAAATAGAGGATAACGTCTCAAGACCCCAAACGGTTCCCGTCAAAGGGATAATTTCTCCAGGGACGTTTCGGGTAGCGGGGAGCCTAATGAAAACAGACTATACGGTTCCGGTTATCCCGGAGCCGCGATTGGCTCACATGCCTCAGTATGCTTTGCGTTTTGAGGGAGTCGATCCGAGCGGGGAATTTCGTTACGGAGATTTCTTAATCTTCGTTCCCATTATCCCCGGCGCGCTCAACGTCATCGACGGCGACATTGTTCATGTCGAGCGCCATGACCACCACGGCAAGGTTGAGACCTCAATCCGAGTGGTGCGTACCTTACCAGACGGGCGATTCCAGCTCGTCGACATGGTAGATCATGCCGAGCCGGTGACCGTCAATAAGCTGATCGGTCTACCCGATATAGACGTGCTTGGCGTCTACGAGGGCAAATATAGCCCGAAGCGCCGCAACTAAGCACCGCGACACGTTACCGTTAACACAGAATTTTTTGCGGCTTTTGTGCCGCGATTTCCTCATTTTTGCTTTTTTGTGCGATTTCGGCACATTTTCTTGTTGACCCATTGTGCGATTTGCGCACATACTCCAAATCACCGAACCGATAACGCACCGTCCTCCGACAACCAAGGACACGCGAAACCGGCAGAGGGATCGGAAGCGGGGACACTGACCTTTTCCCACCCAACTCCGAGCTTGAGCCTGGCCCGAGGGTCGAACCGCTGAGTGCGGGGCCTCGGCGGACAATTCGAGGGTTTTGACCTCGGGCCAGTTCTTCTTCGTGTGCTTGCGTTGAGCGGAGCCGAGGCGAATGCGCCATGCCGAACAAACAGTGGGACAACGACCAGGAGATCTGGTTCGGGAACGGGTATCTCGCGGCGATGAACAGCGAGCCGTTCAACCCCTTTCAGACAGAAGCATGGCAAGCCGGGTTCATTTGCTACCTGGAAGCCCACGTCTCAGCACCCGTACGCAAGCTGATACCGGCTTCCTGATCTGCGGGGAGTGTTTCGGCAATCCCAATCTCTACGAACTCGATTTCGAGGAATGCTGCCCGAGCTGCCAAGGCGCCGGCACGGTTCCTGATCCTGATTTCATCGATGGCGATGCGGACTTCGATCCGCACTCGGAATTTTCAACCATGCCGCGTCTTCGCGGAAATGGACGGGGGCAACTGTGAAAATCAGCGACGCACAATTCGGCGCACTCCTGAACATGAAAGAGAACGGCCCCATTTCCGCAATCGAGGTTCGTGGGCCGATCGGAATGGACGGGAAGCGCAAAGCAAAACTCGAATGCAACGTGATGAACATCGCGACGCTGAACCGACTTCATGCAGAAGGCCTTGTTACCGTTTCGCGCACGCCGATGACACGTTCGCGGAACGCAGTCGGGAAGCCTGGGAAGCCTCGCACCCGACTAGAGATCGCGATCACCGACAAGGGCGTCAGAGCCCTCGCTGCGGAGATGGCCTGATGCTCCCTGCTCTCCCTCCCACCTTCTGGGAATACGTCGCCGTCATTGGCGCTTCGATGATCTCGCCAATCTGCATCGGAATTTTGGCCTTCACTGTTGAACGCAACCGCCTCTCAAACAGGAACGTCACCAATGATTGAGATTACCGCCTTTGCCTCTGAGCACCCTGGATGGATCACGCTTTGGCTCGTCCTCGTCTGGTTCATCGTGGGTGAATTTCTCGACCGTGAATACGGGGAGCGGTTCTGATGACAAGTGAAGTCCTCTCAACCGACGATTTCCCGTGTTCGATACCTGCGGGCTCGCACAAGGACGGCAAGTATCTTCTGACCCATGCCATTTGGCGAAACTCGTATGGCTCCGTTCAGCCGGAAACAGGCGTGCGCTTCGCAAGGCCTGACGGGTCTTACGATGGCTTCTGCCTCATCCAGCACGGCTGGCTGGACTTTCAAGCGGCCGAAAACATCATTCTTCGCGGTCTGCAAAAGGGCTGGCAGGTCTCTCGCATCGAGGACCTTCTTTGCCGCATCAGAGATCGCTCCGGACCAAAAGCGAGGTTCCTGTGATGTCTGAAGTCCTCTCAACAGAGACGAAGTTTACGCCGTGCGCGGAAATAATTCCGACCTATTGGTGCTCGGTTTGCAATCAGACGAGCGTGGCAGAGCGCGACCTGGATGGAAACATTCACTGCCCGCGTTGTGAGGGAGGTTCTTCCAATGAAGGTGAGTGAAACTGTGATGAAAACCCGCATCGAAGACTGCCCGCACTGCGAAGACGGGAAATTCTGGACAAGCAAGTATGGCGGCAATGATCCCGATGTGTGGGCCATTCCCTGCGAGCATTGCGAGGCTACCGGCAAGGTGGAAGTCGAGATCGAAGACGAAGAGGAGGATGACTGATGCTCCTATTCGCTGACCTCCTAGAGCGCATCCGCAATCCAAATCGCGTCAAACACATCGATCCGGCGATTGAAGCCGTAGCGAAATCATTCGCGGATGACTTTGGATTTCCAGACCGCGCGCCGTCCTTGGCAGAAGCGATGCAGGACGCATTTGACGACTGGCTTGATGAGCAAGAGCAAGCTGACAAAGAGGCGGCAGCATGACCTCTCTCGCTGAAAAGGTCTTCACGAACGCGGAACGTCTCGAAGCCTATGACCGGCTGAACCGACATCTGATCCCAGGCTTGGAATTGGAGTTTCGACGCGCAACCGCATCAATGAACAAGTGGCGCGAAAAGGCTTCCGATCCGAACGGGTCACTGAAAGATTTAGCGACATTCATCCTCGCTGCGAAGGCAAGTGAGAACGCCCAATGCGCGTTGCTTGCAGCAGAGAAGATCGCACGCGAGACGCACCCGTTGTCCAACGCGGAGTTTGGGACATGAGCGCAACCATTCACAGACTCCCGTTTTCTCCTCGTCCTGTCATCCACGTCGCACCGGAAGACGAGAGAGAATTACGAGCCCAAGTCATTGACGAACTCGCTAGTGCACTTCGCCGTGCGGTTTCGGTCTGTGGGCAAAAGTACGTCTTCGATCAGCTTACAGCAGCGATGCGGATTGCAGATACGAACGGGTGGCGTCAGCGGACGCGGGAATTGCTTGATGGAGGTAAGTCGAATGTCTGACGTATGGCAGTTCTGGCGCGATGCGCTCGCCGGCAAGCAGCCGGAGATTAACGCAAACGAGCCTCAGTGCGGTTTTTTCAAGAAGCGCGACGGCAAGGGCGGCAAGTGGCTCCCGGTGATGATCCGCTTCGACAATGACGGCGTTCTGCGCTGCCGCGTTGGCGATGATAGCGCCGCCGATCCGCATGATGTTTGGACATGGGTTGCGGGCAATCCGGTCAGCAAGGAAGACGCTAAGGTTGCTTTCGAAACCGGCTCATTCCCCGGCGAAGTGGCGACCATTGGAGACAATTCCGGCGACCTGTCGCTTGCTGAGCAGATCAAGGAATTTGCGTCGCAGGCTCTTGGCTGGTTCCGCAAGCATGGCGTCACCGACAAAAAATCCTCGGACATGGCCGCGAACTATCGCGCCGAACTGTTGCGCCTTGCCAAGTCAGCCGATGGCGAACGGGAAGCAGAAAAGCGCCCGCACCTTGAAGCCTCGCGGGCGGTGGACGCCAAGTTCAAACCGATCATCGAGGAAGCCAATTCAGCGGCGAACGAGATTCGCGACGGCCTGACCAAGTGGATGCGCGCCGAGGAAGCTCGTCTTGAGGCCGAACGGCAAGCGAAATATGAAGCCGAGCGCAAAGCCGCTGAGATTGCCCGCAAGGCGGCAGAAGACCAGCGCGCCAAGCAGATGGCCGAAGACCCAATCGCGGCCCTCACGAGCGAACCTGACCCGCTTCCTGAGCTTCCTCTGCCGCCTGAGCCGGTCAAGATTCAGGCGGGCGGTCAGCGCGGTCGGAAGACTGGCTTCCGTGAAGTCACCAAGTATGTCGTGACCGATTATGCCGCTGCGCTTGCTCACGTCAAAGATCATCCCGACGTGCGCGCCGCTGTCGAGAAAGTCTGCGCCGCCCAAGCAAAGGCTGGCGCGGCTGTGCCTGGCGTCGAAACCAAGGTTGAAAAGGTGGCGGCATGAGCGCGCAAACGAATGTCGTCCCCATTCAACGTACCGAGTGGACAGAGTTTGAAACTGAACTCCGCACACGCGAAGACGAAATTGCATCATTGCTGCCAACGCACATCAGCCGCGAGCGCTTTATCAACACGGCAATCATCGCCGCTAAGAACAATCCAGATCTCGTGGTTTGCGACCGCCGTTCGCTGCACGCTGCGGTGACCAAGGCGGCGGAAGATGGTTTGCAGCCAGATGGCCGTGAAGGCGTAATCAATGTTTACAACGAACAACGTGAGAGGAAGAAGGGCAACGTCGTCGAAAAATACTGGGTCAAGGTCGCGTGCTGGATTCCGATGGCCTACGGTATCCGTAAACGCGCCCGCGAAATCTGCGGGATGATCATCGATGCCCAGATCGTCTGTGAAAAAGATGCATTCGAATGGGACCAGGGTGATGCGCCGCGCTTGCTGCACAAGCCGACACGGCTTGATCAAGATCCCGGAGATATGATCGGCGCCTACGCAATCTTCAAGCAGGGCGACCACATTCTTCATCGTGAGGTTATGCGCAAATCGCAAATCGCCAAGGTAAAGGGCTGCGTCAAAGCGAAGAACGGTTTGCTCTGGACGACATTTGAGGACGAGGCGTGGCGTAAGACTGTGCTCCGCCGGGGCATCAAGAGCGTCCCATCTGTGCCGGACACGCTCCAGCGAATTATTGCCCGTGACGATGATCAATACGACCTGGGTGCCGAGGACGCGGTGAAGCCCGCGTTGGAAATACCCGACATACCTGATGTGCCGGAAACATCCGACACTCCGGCGGCGGACGCCGAACCCGACGACATTCTTGCGGACCCGGACGGCTTCATTGCTCGTCTCGAAGAACAGATCGCGCTTTGCGACGACGCCGACGAATTGACCGGCATCGCAGAGAGTAACGCCGACATGATCGCACGCCTTCCAAAATCGCATCGGACCAAGGCAGCGAAGATGCTCAAAGACGCCGCTGAATAGAATCCACAACCAGGGGGCACCACCCAATGAAGACACTCACACTCGTAATTTCTGCCGCTGCACTTTTCGCAGCAAGTCCGGCAATCGCTCAGGATAAGACTTGGAGCGGCCCGTATATCGGCATCCATGCCGGGTATGCTTGGGGCAACGCATCCACGACCGATAACGTCAAAGACGGCGTGCGTCCGGGACCGTTTGACTATTCGCCGGAAGGTGGATTTGGAGGCGGACAGGCCGGCTGGAATCTTCAGATGGACCGCTTCGTTGTCGGCGTCGAAGGCGATCTCTCGTATCTCGATCTTTCCGGCTCTGGCATCATCCCATCGGACTCGTCATCGCATCAGACCTTGACGCTTGATGGCGGCCTGTATGGGGACATCACGGCTCGCGCTGGTTTTCTCTTAACGCCTTCGACGCTCGTGTACGGCAAGGGTGGATTCGCCTTCTACAACGGCGAAGCAAAGCAGACCTCCGCAAATCCCGCCTACTCGCAGCAGGGTGCGGGCACCTTCACTGGCTGGACCGCAGGGGCGGGCATTGAGCGCCGTCTCACGGATGCTGTCAGCATCAAGGTGGAATGGATGCACGTCGAATTTGGCGACGAAGGCGGCAGCCAGACCAGCATTTCTGATCCGCCTGTAGGACATGTTTATTCCAACAGCACGTCGCTTGACGCGGACACGATCAAGGTTGGTCTGAACTATCACTTCTAACGCAGCGGGGCCCGCTCCACGGGACATAGAGGGGCACGTTATTTCATGTGCCGTGGGGCGGGTAAGGGGGAATGAGATGAACGCGCACGCAAAAATCTCCGAGCTTCCGCAGCAAGAGCGGCCGATCAGCGAGGAATACCGTCTCGTTGCAAAGCGCTGGATCGACGCCGACGCTGCCGCCCGCTTGCGCGAAGAAATGAAAACCACGTCCCTCGAACAGATGAAGCAAGACCTCATCAATCGCGAAGGCGACATGCCGGACTCGCACGCGGAACGCCGCGTCAAGGCCGGAACGGATTGGGAAGAATACATCAGGGCAATGGTCGAGGCGCGAACGGACGCGAACCGGCTGAAAGCTCAGTTGGAATACGTGCGCATGAAGTTTTCCGAGCATCAGGATTTCAATGCGTCGGCTCGCGCTGAAATGAGGCTCAGCCGATGAACATCCCATCCGAGATCAAAGCAGAAGCAGAACGCCTGATGGCCCTATCGATAGAGGCCAAAAAGAGAGGCGACTACGCCAAGGCAGACGACCTTTATGCGGAGTCACGTTTCTTTTTGAAGATCCTCAAGGAAGCTGGCGAAGACGTGGAGCACATTCGATGACCGATGCCCAGCTCCAATGTTTTATCGAACGCCTCCGCGAGCATCACCACGCTTGCAAGGTGCGGATAGAGATATTTTTTGACGACGGCCAGAGCGTCTATCAGGAGGCCGTTGAGGAATGAACCCGCGCGACCTCTCAGCCCAGATTTCAAGTTTGCGCCACCTGCTCACGTTCGCGCAGAGCGACGAGATCCGGGCCTGTGTAGAGCAAGCCATAAAGACTCTCGAATGGATGCAGAAGGGCGAACTGGTTTTGAAGGAACTGATGCGTCTGAGGAAAGAGGAACCAGAGTTGTTTGAAACGCTACGCCGGTTATTCGGCATGGGTGCCAAGCTCTCAGACATTCGAAAGACCGAGGCAATGGCAGAGGAAATGGGGCTGTGATGCAATCTCCCTGGCACCATGAACCGCGCAAATATCTCACCGAGCAGCAGATAGCCAAGCTGTTCTTGGAGCATGACGGCAAATGCTGGAAGTGCGGATGCAAGATTGGCGTCACTGAGATGCGCCGCAACTGGACGGTGGGCCATAAGCTCGCCTTGGAACTGGGCGGGGACAATTCTTGGTCGAACCTCGCGCCGGAATGCGAACTCTGCAAGCCGGTCGTCGACGCTGCCGATCATAAAGCAGCCGGCCACATCCGGCGTGCCGCGACGAAGCACATTGTTCCGAAATCCATGCGCAAGAAATCGGCTCTCTCAAAGAAGCCGGGATACAAATTTGACTGGCGTGCAGGGCGTTATGTGAAGGACGAGCAGCCATGACCATTCCTAAACAGGACGAGAGAACGCCGGGACGATTTGCATCGGGGCCGAGCGGCGACTTCGATTATCCATTCTCGATAACGGAAAATGATGGACTCGTTTTTGCACTCGTCAATGACGGGGCCAGGGCTGCGCAAATTGTCAAATCTCTCAACGCCTATGGCAGCACCGATGCTTTGAGAAGCGCGCTGGCGAAAATCGCAGATTGGCCTGATGGCGGAAACAATTACGGGCAATCTCACATCAAGGCGTTCGCCCGTGCCGCTCTGTCCGGTAGCCCTGCACCTTCTACAGATGGGTTGAGAGAGTGGCAGCCGATTGAAACGGCTCCGCATGACGATTATCGGACGATTTTGGTTGTCGTCGAAGCGCCTGATGGCGACCTCACCCATCGGTTGGCGATGTGGGAACCCGAGAACGACGATTGGACCGTATTCATGGCCAATTGGAACCCGCAGCCGTTGTTCTGGATGCCTTTACCTCCCGCACCTGATGCAGCCCGTACCGCACTAGCCCCGGAGGTTCGGGAATGAGCCACAAAATCGCCGGAACAAATTTCGATGCCGAAAATATCGGCACATGGCTCCGCTTCGAGCTTGCTGTAGAGCGACAAGAATTGAAGCTGCACAAGGAACGCTGCCTGCCCGAGACGGCGCGAAAGATACGTGAACAGGCGGCGCAAGCCGTGATCGATAGCGGCCTTTTTTATACCGCCCCATCAGCCGGTGTGACGGCTCCTTCGGAGGTGGAGGGGAAATGAGCTGGGCGGTTGGATACGACACAAACTGGCACCGTGACATTGGTTATGGCGTGCCCGCTAAATGCGATCATCCCGGATGCAACGAAGAAATTAATCGCGGGCTTGCGTACGTCTGCGGCGGCGAGCCTTGGGGTGGTGACGAAGGCTGCGGACTCTATTTCTGTTACAAGCATCTGCAAATGGGTTCCAAGACGAAGGATGAGCAATGCTGCGAACGATGCGCGGTAGATGCTGAACCGTTCGACGCCACGCCCGACACTCGCGAATGGATCGAATGGAAGCTCACCGACGAATCCTGGCAGCGGTGGCGTGATGAAAATCCGAAAGAGGTTGCCCAGCTAAAGCTGCAATTAGCCACCGAACCCGTCTCCCCCACTCCCACCGGTATGACGGCTCCTAAGACAGAGGCGGTGAAATGAGCGAGACAATCGAACGCATTTATCCAGAAGCCGTCAACCTGCGGAGCATGGCTCGATGGGAACGGAAACAGGGTAATGCCGAATTAGCTGGCGTCCTTGAGGGCACCGCAGACCTCTACGAGCGCACCGCGTCTGACCTCGAAAGTGCAAGGAAATCGCTTGACGCGCATCAGCGCGCCGTCATCGAACAGCACGACGAAATCACCAAGCTCAAGTCTCAACTCGAAGAAGCTAGAGCGCGGGTAAACGAGCTTGAAACGGGCTTCTCAACGGGACTGGCAGAAATCAAGATCGAGTTGAACGATCTCGCGATGATGGGCGCTGTCCCGATGTGGGGATCGCTCATCGGACGCTTGGATGACCTTGCCGTCGATGTTCTTAACGGGAGCGCGAAATGAGAGCACTCAGAAAACTCATCTGCATGGTGCTCCACCGAAACGTCCGCAAGCACATCGAATGCAATGTCCTGATCGGCGGCGGATCGCTGCTCGCGTGCTGCCGATGCGGTAGCACATTCCGACACCGGGACGTCTACCCGTTGGACTACGGCAGGAGCGCAACATGAGCAAAGCCATCGAACTCGCCAAGGCATGCGTTCCTGACCACGAGAGCGAGCTTCCGCTGTCGTCGCTAGGCCGCGCGGTCCTCGTCGGGAGCGCCGCCGATTTAATCCAGGCCGCGCTCGAAGAAGCGAGAGCGAAAGCTATAGAGAAAGCGGCACAGGTTGCGGCCGATGCCTACACTGAATATTGGCGCATTTCTAACGAGCACGAAGTTCATTGGCGAGCATGGCGACAGTCCGGCGAGGTCGGAGAGATGCCGACCATTAGCTTAGGACCGATG